CCATTTTTGAATACCTGAATCATACAGAACTTTGAAAGGCAACTTAGCTTTTTCTTTAACATACCTTGATTTCTCAATGTTGATAGTAAACTTGAAACCTGCCAAGTCAGTACCTTCTTTCTCTTGAGCTTTCGAGATAATAAAGATTTGGTTTGCTGAATAGTAAATACCTGTACCACCTGAAACAATGTTCTTAGGAAACAAACCAATTTCTTTGTATGTGTGGTTAACAGCAATACAAGGAATATCTTTGGTTGTCAGTTTAGGTGTAATGATACGGAACAAACTCTTGAGTGATTTTGCTCTTGACATATCAGCAACTGATTTTTCGTTTTCAGCATCCTCAACCTCTTTCTTAGAAGCAAGGTTACCGATTGAGTCAATCATACAGAAAACATTGTCACCTTTACCTACTTCATTCAACCTTTTTGTAATATCGAACTTTAATTGTTCAACATCTTCAATAGGAATATGAATAACACGGTTAGTGTCAATGTCAAAAGATTCCAAATATTCAGGAGTGATACCATATTCAGAATCATATAGTAATGCAACACCTTTTGGATACTTTTTCAAATAAGCTTTCATACAGTAGAGACCAAGTAAAGTTTTGAAACTTTTTGATTCACCTGCTACTACAGTAAGACCTGGGATAAGACCACCTTTCAACGAACCACTGAATGCAATATTTACAATAGGTAGTTCAGTTTGAATAGGATCCTTATCCTGAAAGAATGCAGAGTCAGATAGAACAGCGGACTGTTTTATCGAACCTGCTTTTAACATTTTATCGAGTAAACTCATAATTATTCTCCACTTAATATATTATATAACTTATCAGCAAATGCATCAAGTTTCTCATATCGGTTTGGCCAATATATGTAATCCTTTTCGGGATTTGCTTTTAGGTTATTCAATAAAGGAACAACAGCGTCATATATCAGTTGAGCCTTAGCAGCATTAGATTCAGCGGTTGCAGAAGTAGTTTCAGCTACTTGCTTTGCTTCTCTAACAACTTCAAGTTCATCAGCATCAACAGCAGTAAAACCAAAATCAAAATCAAGTATAGTGGTTTCTTTTTCTATAGACATATAATCTCCTTAAAAAAGGAGGGTACCGAAATACCCTCCATGCCGTTTTTAACTACGTGCCAATTCCTTAAAAATACTAAGGTCGTCATCATCATCGTCACTAGCGCTTGAGCCTACATTAGGTTCAGCGGTTGCCATGGTTGGTTCAGCGACAGCAGTATCATTAGATAGATCGCTCAAATCTAATTCATCGGCTGTTTCTGTAACCGCAGTTGCTGTTGGTTCATCAGCTTGTAAATCAAGTACACGATAGAGCTTTGTTTTCAGCTCGGCATATGTTTTGAAATTACTTGGTTGAACTAATTCTTGTAGAGAATGTTGTTCACCCCAAATTCTTTCCAACTCTGCATCGTCTTCCGATAATGCGGATGCAGGATCGAATTCAGATTTATCGTAGTTCGGATAACCTTCAAACTGTCTAATCTTGAGACGGAAGTTTGCTCCTTCCCAAAGGTCAAACGGATTTATTGGTTCTTCATCCTCGAATGTCGGATTCATAAGATCATTCAATTTATCAAAGATCTTCTTACCGAACTGATACATGAATACTTTACCTTCGTTCTCAGGATTTCCTGGATCTTTTACAACATAGATGTTAGCAGTATACTTCAGCCTACGCTTCTGTTTACGTGCTTGATCTTTGTCAGATTCAACACCTGAATTCCAAAGTTTTGAGTTGAACTCAGAAACAGGATCGTCCTGGTTCAATGTGGTCAGAGAGTTTTCGATATACCACAACCCAGTAGGACCTTGGAAGCCATGATCCCAGATTCTAACGAAAGGCATTTCTTCACCTTGAGGCGCAGGCAAGAAACGGATTACTGCGAATCCATTACCAGCTTTGTCTCTTGTAGGTTTCCAGAATTTCCCAGCGTTAGGGTCTTGGTATGATTTTGAAGAGATCTTCTCAAGCTGAGAGTTCAACTTGTCGAGAGTCTTCGAACGATTCTTCTTCAGAGAAGAGAAGTCAGTTAGTGCCATAATTTTTCTCCTTATGTATAGCGTTATATAGCGTCGTATTAAATATCAAACCGTTCCTTGACTATTGTCTTAAAACGATTTGGGTCATATTCCAAGAAGGGTTTGTACTTCTTAGATTTGTTTATTATATCACACGCGACATGTTTGTCAACTACTTTTTCACTCCAATATGAAAATATATTTGCCATGAAAGAGAGAATAGTAAATGTCTCCAAACTAATTTTCCTCTGTAATAACAACGTCATTAGTAGAGGATGTTGTCCATCACGTGATATAAAGTTTCGCTTGTATTCATCGTCAAGATGAGCAAGCTCAGATTTAAAGGTATAAGTCAGTGACTCAATCCTTTTCCTCCAATTCATATACCTGGCTTCGCCTTCACTATCAAGTAATTCACGAACCCAGATGTTTTTATTTATTAAAATATTCGCCAAAATCAAGCCTTGAACATCATCTTTTTTGCTTAATTTAGCGAAGGAATATGCGTCATTACGCGACATAAAAGTTTCGTAATTTGCACGCACCTTTCCATTATACTTAAAGTAATCGTAATTGTCCGTTGTAAAATGTTTCTTTATTGCGAGAAACTTTACGTATGCATTGAATGAATCATCACTTGCTAAAGTCTGTGATATCTTGTTCATCTTCCTTCTTCACCATTTTTAAATCAACTGCTTCAGTCCGTATCTTTTCTTTCAAGACTGAAGACTTCTTAACAATTTGAGCAATCGTCTCAATCTCGATTTCATTCTTTTCAGCAAAGTGACAAAGAGCGTCAATATATGGAACGCCTTTTGATATATGTTTGCTAATTTCGTGGTGAATTTTGTCAGGTGTCAATGCAACGACGGACATATCAGTATTTTCCTTGGTTTGCTTTTTTGCCATGTATACCTTTTATTATACAATAGATTAACCGAAATGTCAATAGTTTTTTTAAGGTATGACAAATCGGCCTACCGAGACTATTCCCAGTAGACCGATCCATTATACCATAGTTCTTACGTTATGTCAACTATTTATTAATAGCTTGCAGCCATAATTAAGAGGAAGGGTAATGCGATTGGGGTAACCATAAAGAAGACCAATTCTGCTACATCACACAAATAGCAGACTGTCTTGTTATCTTTAACTTTGAGAAGCGGCGAGTTGTTCATTTCCCTCCTTCTCGGTTTGTGCAGTTTCAGGTAAAGTTACAATGTAACCTGCCTCTTCCCACTCTGCTAAGGTACGGCACTTAGTTCGAGTGACATGGGCTAAACCTACAGTTTGAATTTGGACTCTTGCGCAAAACTTACCGTCTTCTTGCTCTTGAGCTGTGTACGATCTTTCGGTGGCGAGGGCGGGCATGGCGATCAGGGTTGCACACGCGGCCATAATCATCTTCTTCATTTTGAAAAAGTTCTCCTGTTTAATTTGTTGGGGGATTGTTCCGTAAAGTAACAATTGCTGTTACCTTACGATTCTATATATACATCGTCGCACAAAAATATGCTATAAAATTAGTTGATATTTTTTTATATACTATATAACAGATAGGAATAGTTTAACATTCTTCGAACAGAACTTGTTCAACATATTGGTTCTTGCGATCTTCAGGTACACCCATAGCAAGTATAGAAGAATGAAGCATTTTGTTCATCTTTTGATTACGACAATACTTGTTCTGCGCTTCTTTAGTATTAAGACAATCCAACTTTTGATATTGTGGATTATTCATCTCTAACATATAGAACTGAATCACTGACATTGCCATTTGACAAAGTTGGTCTGTTTCATAACCTTCTCGGATTGAACCTGCACCTACAATATTTTCAGAAAAGATTTCTTTTGCCCAGTCAGGCATTTCTCTATCTCTTGACCAAGTAAGATCTTTTGTTTCTAATTGAAACTTGTCTAGGTATACATGAGGTCGGTTGTGTAGAGGTGAGTAATCGCAAAAGCAACCTGAAATCTTTTTAGGATTCGCAACAATATCTAAACCTAAGATTGGAAGGTCAACATCAAATTGTGGAAACACATTGATATGCATTAACCATAATTTATTTTTACCGACAGGTTCAATAGTTTTTAAATGAGCTTTACGAATTACATCGCTTTCCCAAAACCAATCTGACCAACCATTTAAATCTGCAGTATGCTTTGGATTATCTACAGGATCCATGTATGCGTCAAATATACTACGGATCTCCTCCGATAAATTTCTTAATCTATCAAATAGTGGACTCTCAATCATCGTCTTCCCAATTGCCCATAGTTCTTGCCATCGCATAATCTTCAGGTTCATAATCGGCGGGATTGTTGCGATAATTTTCCATGAGTTCGTGGAATAGTCTTTCTGCGTATTCAAAACATATCATTGCTTCGTCAGCCATTCCATCATGCAATAGTTCTCTTACTTGTTTGATAAGTTCGGCCCTATTTTCAAATTCATACATAAGACCTGCACCTGGTACATTTCTTTTAATAATTTGTCCGCCGTGAGCATCACCGAAATGTCTTACATATAAATGAGCAAGTAACCCTTCGTTATTGTCGTCTTCTTGTAACATTTCAATATGTTTGCCATATTCGATAACGGATTGGAAGTTATCTTCAATCTCATCTAATTCGTATGTTGATTCTAATTCTTGTAAGTCTTCCTCGATTAAGGTAGATCTGAAAATAGGTTCAAGCTCCATTGGAACTTCTACTGCTTGTTCCAATACCATATAATTCTGTAATTGTGCGTGTAAATACTCTTGATAGAGTTTAGGACTTATTTTGCCACTCAATAACATTTCTGCGAATTCTGTTCTTTCCGCGTTATCGTGGTGTTGCCTTGTTAGTTCTTTTAAATTGTTTGCCATTGTATATCACCCCATGTTTTTCATTTTCAATACGAAAGTATTTATAAATAATTGCTGAACATAATTGTATATATCTCAGTAGGAGAAAGTATGAAAAAGAAAGTACAATTTTGTGATGTAAAAAGTGAAGCAGTGAAAAAAGCTGAAATGGCAAAGATTGCCTATGAAGATGGTAAAGAAGCAAAGCCACACTTCAAACGATTAGGTTATACCGGTCATAAGTTTATTGACAAAGACGGAGCACAAGCCCATTGTGTTTGGAATAAAGAAGAATTCGTTCTATGCTGTCGCGGTACCGAACCTACAGAACTCAACGACCTTAAGGCCGATTTAAATATTTGGCCTGATAAAGCTCAAGTCGGTGGTTGGGTACATAACGGTTTCCAAAACGAAGTTGATGATATTTGGCAAGATGTCATGAAAGAGTTTGGTAAACATTCTGATAAAAAGATTTCTATTTGTGGACATTCTCTCGGTGG